GCACCGTTCTTTTCAAGGCACAAAAAAGGCCGCCAGCGCACCGAAATGCAACTGGCGGTTGGGAGGATTGTTTATCCCTCTATTTCGAGGCCGTTTTTGAAGCGGAAGATCAGTCGTCCATCGTGGTAAGCGGTCGCTACGTCCAGCGTTGCCACCCAGAGCCGATCGTCAAATTCTGTTATTGCCTCGTCAAGTTCGTGCAGCTCAAACATAAACGCACCAATCAAATCGAACTTTTCCTGCCGTTTATCGCGGCGTTTTTGCAGGGCTTCAGCCCGATCCTTGGCAACGTTGTACCGATCCACCAAGGCGCAATACCGGGCGGCGTATTCACGCTGATCCTGGACGCTTTGTGCGTTTTCGGCGATGCATTGTTCGGTCAATGCGGTCGTTTCCTCAAGTTCGTGGTATACCTCTTCGAGTTCTGCGTTGATCGCTGTGCAATCAGCAAGGGCGTGTTGCATAATGCGGCAATCCTCCAATATGGAATCCTTGTCAGCAAGCATACGGTTCATCGCAACCAGGAAACGCTCCTTGATGTTGTCTTCGGTGAGCGTAGGCGTTTCGCATTGCTGACCGTCATATTTGTCGTTGCAATGCCACACAACCTTACGGCGCGAATCAGTGGAGTGCCACACCTTCGATCCGTAATACCCGCCGCAATCACCGCAGACGATCCGGCACGAGAACAAGCTGCCGCCGCTGTATCTGCGCCCGATCGCTTTTCGCCGTTTACGTTCCGCTTGTACAAGATCCCATTCACGCGGATCGATTATCGCGGGGTGGCTATTCTCTACATAGTATTGAGGAACTTCGCCTTCGTTGACCTTCATTTTTTTGGTGAGGTAATCGACCGTGAATGTCTTTTGTAGCCGTGCGTCACCTTTGTATTTTTCGTTTGAGAGAATGGAATCGATCGTGGAAGCGCCCCATTTGGAATTACCTCCTGGTGTTGGAACACCCTCGGCGGTTAACAGCCGTGCGATCCCACCGACCGTTTTCCCCTCAAGGTAAAGGCGATAAATGCGGCGGACTATTTCGGCTTCCTCCGGCACAATTTCGGGGAGGTTGTCTTCTCCTTTTTTATAACCGAGGAACTGTTTATACGGCAGCATCAGTTTGCCATCTGCAAAGCGCTTTCGGTGTCCCCAGGTGACATTTTCTGAAATCGAGCGGCTTTCTTCCTGGGCAAGGCTCGACATTATCGTGATAAGCACTTCACCTTTTCCGTCAAAGGTGTAGATGTTCTCTTTTTCAAAAAACACCTCAACGCCGTGTTCTCTTAAATCGCGTATTGTCACAAGAGTATCAACCGTATTTCGCGCGAAGCGGCTCATAGATTTTGTAACAATAAGATCAATTTTGCCGTCAAGTGCATCCTGCACCATGCGAATGAAACCCTCGCGTTTTTTTGTGCTTGTTCCGCTGATGCCCTCATCTGTATACACGCCCACAAACTCCCATTCGGGACGGCTCTTAATAAAAGCCGTGTAGTAATCAATCTGCGCTTCGTAACTCGTGAACTGTTCATCGCTTGCGGTCGACACACGGGCGTATCCGGCAACCCGGCGTTTTTGCGGTGCCGATGTGGGAAGTGCGGTGAAAAGGTTTCGTGTGGCCGGGATAACGGTTACGTTTTTACTTGCCGCCATAGTTCTTACTCCTTTCGAGATTCTTCCGTCCAACAGCCGCTCTCATCTCGGCTGTCCAACTCTCGCTCCGTGAGCGATCCTGCCATTGTTTAACGGCTTGTTTGCCGTTGGTGAAGGTAAACTCTAGGGTGTTACCATTCCGCACTCTAACAGCCGTTATTTTGTCAATAAAGGCATCTGCATCGAACTCCTCAACACCGAGTACCTCGGCAGCGGTTTTGCAAAGGGTGGCTTCAGGGATCTGCTTTGAGGCACACGCGGCTTTTCCTTTCGATCGGAAGGTGGCGCAGATCCAGGCGTAGCCGTTTTTTGTTTTTCGCCGCTGATAGTGTTTGCCGCAGATGTCGCACACCAGTTTCCCCGTGAATGGATACGCAGGTGCAACCTCACCGAAACGACAGAATTTTTCGGCGCGTTCGGCGATGAGTGCTTGCACCGCATTGAACGCCTCCAGGCTAACAATCGCCTCGTGGCTATCGGTTACGTGGTATTGCGGCAGTTCACCGCTGTTGCGAATGTCCTTTTTGGTGAGGTGGTCTTTGCGGTAGAACTTTTGTAAAAGCAAGTTGCCTGTATAAGCGTAATTCCGCAAAACTCGCATCACGCTATTTTTGTTCCATTCGTTGCCGAACCGAGTGGCAACCTTGTCCTCGTTGAGTTGCTTTGCGATCGCCAACACGCCGCGCCCGGAAAGGCACTCTTCAAAAATGTATTGAACAACAGCCGCCTCTTCGGGAACTACCATCAGCGTTCCTTGTTCGTAACGATATCCAAGCATCGTACCGTTCCAGGGCATACCGTTTTCAAAGTTATGCCGAACGCGCCATTTCATATTTTCGCTGACCGAAAGGCTCTCCTCTTGGGCGTAGGACGCGAGAATCGTCATCATCAACTCACCGTCCGCGCTCATCGTGTAAATGTTCTGTTCTTCAAAATAAACATTGACACCGAGTTGTTTCAGTTCGCGCACCGTCTTTAAAAGCGTGACCGTATTTCGCGCAAGCCGAGAAATGGACTTCACAATTATGAGATCGATATTCCCGGCGCGGCATTCAGCCAAGAGCCGCTGAAAGCCATCGCGATCTTCCTTCGTACCCGTGATCGCTTCGTCCGCGTAAACGCCACAAAACAGCCAACCGTTATGTTTTTGAATGAGGTCGTTGTAGTAACTGACCTGGGCTGACAGGGAATGCAACATTGCGTCCTTGCCGGACGACACACGAGCGTAGGCGGCAACCCTGGTCGCTTTCGGTTGGGCGGGTACAAAACTATGCACCCGATGGACAATTCTTTCCATTCGATTCACCTCCTTATTGTGTCACATATTACCTCTAATAAGAGGTTATATCCAGCTATTTATCGGCAAATACTGAACGAAGAAATGTCGTATTTTTTGGTCATAATACATTCGATTTTTCGGTATTCTGCATCGGTTATCACACCTTCTGCAAGCATCTTCCTTGCCAATGACATCGCGATCTGGTAGCGCACAAGGCGGTTCTTATACTCGTCCATTCTCATCCACCGCCTTTCGCCGTGCTTTGTTGTAACACTCACGCGAACAGTACACTCGGTTCTTATTGCCGTAGCTTTCAAAGCGCTGTCCGCACCACGAACACGTTTGTTGGTAATATGCTTTTTTATTACCCTTGTCCCGGTGAGTGTTCCACCACGCCATACGGCATTTGTCCGAGCAGAACTTTTTAACTTTCGTGTGCGGCAAGCGGACGATCTCCGCCCCACAGTAAAGGCATCCTTCCGTGCGTTCTGGGATCGTTGCCGCTTCTTTTTGACGTCGGCAGAATGTCTTGACACCGTTCGGTGGCAAATGAAGCATTGTGGCAATCTTTTTATAGCCCATGCCTTCTGCCATTAAGAGTAAGATTTGGCTTTTTTCATAATCGGTCATAAAAACACCTTCCTTCTATCTCTTATCGGACATCAGGAGTGCGATTTGCAACCAAAAAGCAAAAAAAAATATGCCCACCGGGGATTTCTCCTCGATGGGCATACATTTTAGGTCGGGATCTTCAGTTTTTGTCCGGCGTAGATGGTGTCGGAGGTCAGACCGTTCAGTTTTTTGATTTCAGGGTAGCGAGTGCCGTCACCGAGGTATGCGACTGCAATATCCCACAGCGTATCATTCTCCTTCACGGTATGAACGCGCTGTGCGGTCTTCGTCGGGTAGATCGCCTTACCATCGTTCGTGAACACGTAGGTACCGGGATTCTTGTCTGCCGTCGCCTTGGCGTTGGACAGAACACGATAGGCACCAACCTGGGACTTGCTATCCTTCCAGGTCTTACGAACGCGGTAATATCCGCTCGTCAGCTTTTCAGGATAGGTAGTCGCTGCCGGAGTAGTCGGCTTGGTCGACGTAGACGGTTTCGTCTCCTTTGCAAGCTGTGCCTTCACCGCTGCACGGAAGGTATCCATCGACTTGCCGTGCTTCGGAAACCAGTGCATCACATCGCCGTGATTGCCAGCGATGCCGCGTGCATGACCTTCCGAATGGCAGAGGATGTTCTTCTCGGTGAGGTTGAATTTCTTACAAAGGTACACGCAGAGTTCGACCGCCTCCTGGTAGACCTTCTTGAAATACGCGCCATCGGTCAGATCGTCCTCGCAGATTTCAAAACCGATGTGCGTATCGTTCGCCGATCCATCTGCGTGCCAACCACGGTGATCCCACGGGAGGGTTTGGTAGGTGGCGATGCTGCCGTCGGCAAGTTGACCGATGAATGCGTGAACGCAGACCGAACGGCCGTCAGGATACGGTGTGTTCCAATGGTTGTTGTAGCGGTTCTTGCCCAACTTGCCATCATCGGGGCCGACATAACGGCGCAGCGTAGAGTTGTTGGCACCCGTGGAGTGAACCATAATGCCCTTGATGGCGATCTTCTTTCCTGCTTTGTAGCAGGCGTTCTGCGTAAGGATGAGTTTTTGCAGATTCATAATCATTGATCTCCTTTCTTGTCGTTATCCTTGTCTTTCAATTGAGCAAGGATGTCTTTGAGAACTTGCGGATACGGTACACCGAGTTTCGAGGTGTTTTCCAGCACGGAAATACCCTCGTTCGACAGGTAGAAAAAGATCACAGCGGTACGTACCACTCCCGCTTGACCGAGGACGAGGACATCGACGATGTTCGCCACGCCAACAAGCAGAAAGATTACGACCTTCTTGAAAATACCGCGAAAGCCGATCGAACTATCCACTTTCTTGTTGACGATTGCCACCATCAAGCCCGTAGCATAGTCGACCACCACAAAGGCGATCAGCGCATACAGAAAACCGTCAAAGCCGCCCAGGAACCACCCGATGTAGCCGCCAAGCGCAGAGAACGCGATCTGAATGCAAGTCCAAATTTGTTTCATAGGGGTTTGCTCCTTCCTTTGAAATATGAAAAAGACGCCCGGTTTGAGCGCCTTGTTTCCTTATGAAAGCCACG